ATTTATTTTTACTATTTAACTCCTACTGCACTAGCAATTTGTGCATTAAGTGCTTCGACTGTTTGTCCTCCTTCTGGAGGAACATAAGCACTTGATCCAAGTTTTTCATTTACTTTTGAATCAGACACATTATTAATAATTTTTTCAATTGCATCAATGTTATTTGTAAATGATTCTTCCTTACCATTACCATAAACAAAATCAACCAACTCACTAGGTAATTTTTTATCTTTTAAGAGTTTTCCTATAGTTGCATTAGTTGCATTTCTTAAATCTTTAGCTTCAAGTTCTGCATTTTTCTTTTCTAACGCTTCAATACGTTCCATTTCTGGAGTTTTCTTTTTGTTAGTAGCAGCTTCAACCGCTTTCTTAATTTCTTCCTGCATTTTCCCAGTTTTAAAAGTTTCTACAGCTTTAGACCTTACAGAATCATCATGTGAGGCCATATAAGCCTTTCCTACTTCACCAGTAAGAATATTAGTAACATCATCACTTGTTAGCTTAGATAAGTCCACTTTGCCTAAGTTTTTGAACTCTTCAGTTCCTAATAATTTTTCATTAATGTCCCCATCCTCAGCAATATCGTTCAATAATTCAACTAAATCTTTTTTTAACATAATATCCTCCAATCCCTACAAGTCCTTGTCCCTGTAAGTATAAAATTTTTAATAAAAAACAAGCCTGTTTAATGACTATTGCTTAAAGTCAGTTATTTTTTGTGCTCCCCATGATGTATTAATAGTTCCAAGTGCACCATGGTATATTTCAGCTTTTACAGTTTCTTTTTTCCTATATTCTTTCATTATGCAACCACCTCCCAATCTTCAGCTAAGCAATCATTAACAGATGGAACCCACATACTATGACTGCCATTAACCATTTTTATTCTTCTTCCACCCTTGATAACTTTGCCAATTAATATTTTCCTTAGTTTCATTATCAAGTCTCATTTTAGGATGCCAATTTTCATTAACTAAGCTAATATAAACACACCTACAAAATGGATGCTGTGGTATTTGTACTGGCTTCTTATCAATATAAAATACTTTTGTATCATATTGAGCACACCTGGAACATACTTTTCCATCTAAAGTGGCCATATACATAACATATTTAATATCATGTTCTTGCTGCCAAACATCATTCGCATCTTCCTGAACTCTACAAATATTATCTTGAACAAGTCTTTTGGTTTCATAGGCATTTTCATTATATTTTTTCTTTATTTTATTCTCTATTTCATTAACATTAGTCTTACCATTAAGAAAATCTTTAATCTCATTCCTTAATAGTTTACTTACATTATTTTTATTTGTATAAAGTCTATCACTCCAAAGTTTGTCATCAACTTTAGTATTTATTATTTTTTCTAAAACTTCATCACTAAGCTGAGTCAAATTAAAATCGGCTCCTATGCTGTAAATATAATTATTAGTATTAAATTTTTCTTTACCAACATTAGTTAATATTTCTTTAGTTAAACTTGTTTCAAAATCAAGTTCTGACTTAATGTTAGCTAAAATCAAATCATTTAATTGTGAATATAACATTTTCTTTTCAGCAGAATTTATCTTTAAAATATTATTAGCTATATTATAAGATAATAATATTTTTGCTATTTTACTAAGCAGATCATCTCTGTTTTTAATTTGCCCCTTATATGCTTCTTTTAATTTCTCTTCATTCCTATCATAAAACTCTTTGGCGAATTCTAAAGTTTTATCACTAAAGAATTGTTGTTCTTGATTAAGTTTCTTCTTATCCATTGTTATCAACTACTTTATCAAGATTTTCTAAGTTCCCCAAATCCTCTCTTTCTTCCTTGTTCACTTTTTCTCCTTCTGAAACTACATCTGCAATACGTGGAAGCCAACCTCTTAATGTTTCTCTACTTACCACCTTAGTTGGTGTAAGTTTACTAATAATATCTGCTAATCCAGTTTCATCTACTGGAACATTTGGTGTAAACTGTATCTTAATAGTATTTACATCATATTCTTTACTTTGAGTAAGATATAAATACTTAAATAGGCAATATATTCTAGTATATATAATATTCATCATAGCCTTTTCATTCATCTTGCATTTAGCTTCAAGACATTGCAATTTACTTCTTAAAGCCATACCACTAAGATTACTCTGCATTTTTTCATTATTATCGATATGGGATGTTAAAGTATAAATTAAATTTAGAAGATCATCACGAGTATTTTTAATAAATGTATCATTCACATTTTTAATTAACCATTCAGCATCTTGACTTGTCTTATCTCCAAATAAAAGAATACAATTGTCTTTAATTACTGGTGGTCTTTTCTTGGTTTTGCCTGTGACTTTATCAACAATCAAATTCCCATCTTCATCAGCTTCATCTTCTGCCTCAACACCATACAATTTAAGAATTGCATTTCTAAAATCAGATATTTCAGATACAATATCGCTTAAGTTAGTCTCCAGTGCATCCTGAATCTTCTTAATGGTATTATAAATAGTCTTATCACCCTCTTCATAACCTCTATCAATATTAAACATCTTACCGCCTATAATACCTACACCTACTGGAACTATACCAAAATAATGTTTTGTAGGCGTTTCAACCTCATTCCAAGTTTGATCAAAGTGATATATATATTCAGTAGTATAAACATCAATGTAAATTTTTTCAGGTTCAAGTTGTTTATGAAACATACGTAAGAAATATTTAGGCGTATCATCTTCAAGATACATATATCCATCAAGCGGACTTATAATTTTATTCTTGAATTTAAATTTTTCAGTGGAATACTCTTCCAAATAATTAATTTCAAAAGCCATGCCATATTTTATAAGCTCTATTCCTAAATTAATATCATGATCAGATTTATTGTTTTTTAAATTGCAAATTATATCTTTTATTGCATTTGGATTATCCATAATACTTGTGTAAGTCACATCATTCCCAAAGCTATATTGTGATTCTTCGTCAACAAGTTTTTGCATAAAATTAGTTGTAACTTTTAAATTACTTCGCCCTTCTCGTGGTGTAAAATTTAACAGGCTATCTGTATTTCCATAGTAATATCTATTAATATCATCAAAATGTCCTAATTTCAAAAGATAATCTGCATAACATTTCTGTAAAAATTCAATTTCTTTTTGATCCACGCTTATACTCCTTTCTTACCTGTATATAATACTAAAACTAGCTAAAGATTTAATAGTCTTAATTTTATTCTCAAGTTCAGAAATACAGTCAATCATATCATCATGAGTTGTATATAGCTGCCCTTGGAAATCTAATATTTGCTTAACTGCCTCAGAACTATCCTCACACTCAGAACAAATAATTATTTGACCGTTATTCATTGGATCTACAACGGTACTTATTTTTTCATCTTTGTTCTTTTTCTGCATTTCATTAATCCACTCGTACCTCTTACCTTTTAAAATTTCACTTTCTGCAATTAATTCTTTAATTCTAACCATGTCAGCACCTTGGAAAGTATTTCTTTCAATATTGATGTGAGTAACCTCTAAATTCCTTTCAAGCATTTCAACAGCCTTTTTACAATACTGTTCATATTCAAGCTTTTTCATTAGCAAATCTCTTATGTAAGTAAAATCATTTGTTGCTTTTGACCCAACTGCCATAGCAGTAAAGTCAGATTTTTTCTTAGTTGTGCTGGCAGGGTCTATGCAAAGCATTGTTTTAGTAAATACATGGTCTTCAATTTCTTCTTTAGTTCTAGTAGCAACAGATTTAAACCACTTTTCGCCTATAGAAGAAGCATCATTCATAAGTTCTGACATAAAGGCCATGCGATTTTCCCAATACTTAACTGCTAAATCTAAAAAACAATCCCATTTTTCATTCCACCAAGTTTCAAATTGCATTTCCTCTTTGTGGTCCTCATAGAATTGCTTAGCTTTTTCTTTTCTTTCCTCTTTAATTAGTTTTTCATCAAAATAAATATCATGACATTGCAACCATAAACCAGGTTTAAATTCATCTTCAACAGTTTCTCCATATTCAAAAATATCTTCAACAGTTTGCTCAGCTTCAAGCATTATGGCACGTCTTAGAAGAGTATAATAGTCATTATTTCTACTTAATTTACTCATCAGACAATCAATATGCAATACTGTTCCAATAGCAATAATCTTAGTTGCTGCTTTTATCTTTACACCATTTCTATATACTGCCTTATCTCCCACTTCTTCAACTTCTGTAGTCCATTTATTATATTGTTTTTCTCTTGCTGCTTCTGTAAGAATATTGTCTTTCGATTGAAAGTCATCTGCTATAAATACAGTAGGTCTAATTCCTCCCCAGTTTGCACCTCTGACAGAAGTCCCAGAACCAACAGTTTTAATATAAGTTCCATTAGTAAATTCAATTTCATTAGCATTAACAGTATATCTATCACCGCTTAATTTTACTGCCTTAACATCTATTAACTTACCAAAACATTTAATGATTTTCTGATTCTCATTAAATACCTTCTTAATAGAATCAAGGAATTGTGTTGCATCACCATCGGTCTTTGCTCCAAGTAAAGTAAATATAGATTTTTTATAACAATGTAACCATACGCTAACTGCCATATCAAAGATTGTAGTTTTAGCAAAACCACGCGGTTCAATAATTGCTGCCTTATCTCTTTTATCTTCTACAAATATTTCATTTGCAGTATCCCATAACTCATAATGACCTGCGGACAATTGTCTTGCCACATTAGGCTTATGATCTACAGGCTCAGTTCCATCTTCATTCAATCCTTTAGGAACAAAAGTATCGCTCATGAAGTATAAGCAGAAAAATTCAATATCCTTAGCACCTAATGCTTTTGCAACATCATCTAGGCTATTAGAATACTCCTTTATAAGCTTAATAGCACTTTCTTCATCATAATGCCTAATTAAGTACTTCTTAAGCAAATA